CGAGGCGCTAACCTCGGGGAGCCATAAAGACACAACTATAATATGGAAAGACAAATCCGACTTACTACCGAAGACCGCCGTGCTATCCAGAAGGAGACAGGTCTCACAGACGGGGCGTTGAGCCTCGCATTGACCTTCCGTCGGCATGGGGAGCAGTCCGAGCGCGCTCGCCAGCTTGCCCTTGAGCGCGGGGGGATGGTCTACTGCACTGCCCCTGAATGCGAGACGATACACGATGCAGAGGGTAAGATGGTTCAAACCTTTGCCAATGGCGCGGTCATTACCGTGGATAAGGCCTCAAGCGAGGCTACCTTGGTGTACGACGGGAAACTCGTCGCGACCTATCACAATGTCACACTGCAGATGCTCTCGCTCATACAGACGACGGCGTCGGAACTTAAGTAATAGCCATGCTTCAGCACTACGGAAAAGCTACGGCCATCGATCTCTCCGACCTCATTGAGGATCGGCGGACTATCGAAGATCAGTCCGAGTGCTTGGCTCCAGTGATTTCCTACGAAAATTATAGAGCTCAGGCGCGCCGAGGCCGTATCAAGGTCCTTCGGAAGGGAGGCGGTAAGGGCGGCAGCGTCCTTGTCGACTACGATAGCCTGCCTTTGGAGCTTCGCGACAAGGTAGATCAGCGCCTCGGTGGTGATGCCGTCCATGTGGCAACGCTCCGCAAGTGGTTCAGCGACCATTACCGCCGCGATCGAGGTGCTATGGAGTACTACCCGAAGCGTCTGAGAGAGCTAAACCTCTCGCTTCCGCTCGAGCGCATCGCTCAGCTGACGGAAGAGTACACGGTGAATGCCTCTGTGCTGATGGCCGTGAAGAACCTCCAGGCAGACATCCGCCTCCTTAAGCGAGTGATGGGCGGTAAGAAGACGATCCGCTGGGAGCAACTCGCCAGCGCTATCAGCTACTACCGACAAGAGGTAGGGCACACGCTCCCTCAGAGCGCAGCACGCTTCCGCAAGGCGCTGCGTGAGTTCGACGAGCGTGGATATGAGAGCTTGATCAGTAAGAAGTTCGGGAATCAGCAGACGAGAAAGGTGGATCGCGACACGCTTTACCTCCTCCTTGCTCTCGACAACGACGACATGCGCCCCTACAATAGTACGGTGGCTGAGCGGTACAACCGCTTCGTGGAGGGAGAGCTGACGGTCTACAACCCTGAGACGGGAGAGCTGTACGACCCAACGCCTTACAAGCCCCTCAGCGAGACGACCGTGGCGAACTACCTCTCTACCCCCGAAGCAAAGGCCCTACGCGGGAAGGTCCACGACGACTATCAGACGTGGCGTGGGAAGAACCAGCCCTTTGTGCTTCGTAAGCGTCCGACGATGTCCCTCTCTAAGATCTCCCTCGACGACCGTGACCTTAAGCTCAAGGTCAACTGGAGAGAGCAGGGTGTCAGTGAAGTGGTCAGCTTGAAGATATATGTAGCTTACGACCTCGCCAGCCAGGCTATCATCGGGTATGCCTTCAGCGGTAAGAAGCGACACGACATCTTCCTCGGGTGCTTGCAGTCAACCTTCCGAACGCTCCTCTCCTTGGGGCTCCCCTGCCCCTATGAGGCCGAAGTAGAACAGCACCTGGTCTCCGACTTTAAGGATACGCTGATGCGCCCTGGGGTGCTCTTCCCTGAGCCCAACTTCCTCGCTCCTGGTAACTCGCAGGCGAAGGGCGCAGAACACATGAACCGCCTCTTTAAGTACCAGACGGAAAAGGAGTACATCCCTAATACTGGGCGTCACTATGCCCGCCTTGATGCCAACCAGACGAGTGAGGAGAAGAGCTTTGATGAGCACAACGACCGCTTCAAAGCTAAGGTATGGGCTTATGAGGACGCCGTCGCCTTCTATGAGGGGCTTATCTACGAGTACAACCACTCTCCGCACAGCAACACCGCCTACTGGGGTGGCCGCATCCGCTGGGAAGTCCTCCAGGAGTCTGTAAACCCTCAGCTGGCAGAGATAGACGTACACAAGCTGGCGACCCTCATCGGTGAGCACCGCTCAACGTCCGTCCGCCGTGGGCATATCAAAGCCAACTACCGCAGCTTCGCCCTCTCTCCCGAGGGCATCAGCAAGCTAAAGGACCGCAACGGCAAAGTGGATGCCTATTGGTGGGAGCAGGAAGAGGGAGAGATGAACGAGGTCTACATCTACGAAGGTGGGCGCTTCATCGAGACCGCCTGCGAAATCCAGCGCATCAACGAAGCTAAGGCCGAGCAGACCGACGAAGACCGCCACCAGCTACACATGCAGCTGCAGCGCGTGAAAGCCTTCGACGCACATATCGCTGAGCGTCTTCCCAGCAAGGCGCGCCTCCTCAAGGAAGAGACGCACAAGACGCTCACCGAACTCAAGCCTGTCGAGGTAGTCACGATGAAGCGTGGCGACGATGGTGAGCTGCTCGACAGCGACTACCTGCAGAGCAGTCCTGAAGAGGCCCGCATGCGCGCTATGGCAGACTTATAACATCATACGAATACTAATCAAATTGGATTGAAATGAAACACAATGGTAAAGAGTACTGGACTCGTGAGGAGCTCATTGAGGCATTCGACGCAGATGGATTCAATGAGAGGAACAATAGGGGAGGCTTTGGCTTAGCTCTATTCATCCCCGACCTCTACGATGGGCTAATCTATGCAGAAGAGAACTTCAGCAAAGATGTTCTGTCGAGCCTAACGATGCAAACGTTCAGCCCAGACTAATATGAAGATGACAGTGATATTTGAGGCTTGCTATATGTGGACTGATCTCATAGAAATTCTTGGCGAAGAAAGAGCCAGGCGACTAAGAAAGAGAGGATCCTTTGGTAAGGCTTATAAAAGTGATAGCGAAGAGGTCTACTTCGAGGAGAAGCAATTCTCTCGGTGGGCAAAGAAACTAATAAACCGACACTAGAATGAAGAAGAAAGTAAAGAAGAAGGTGAGTACCGTTGTCTACTCAAAGGAAGGGCTTATATCCATTTTGGGGGTAGATAAGTACAACGAGCTGAATAGCAGCAACGAGTTTGGTATGGAGGAGTCCTTCCTTAGCGGAGATATGCTCATAACCATCTTCAGGGAAGCTCAATTCACCGAAACCGCCCTAAATGCAGTATGCCATGCAACTAAGTAAAGAAATCAAAGAACGCACGCTCACGGCGATCCTCGCCGACAGAGCGAACTACCCCAGCGACAGCAAGCACGCTACGGCTATCGGGATCTCCTCGAGCGTCTACTCCACTATCAAGAAGGGGAAGCTCGACAAGCAGCTGAGCGACTCAGCGTGGCTCAGCCTTGCACGCCGCCTCAATGTACCCCTGCGCGGGGAGATCGAGTGGAAGGTAGCGAAGACCGACACCTACTCCTACATCACCAGCCAGCTGGAAGCCTGCCAGGAGCGCAGCCTTAGCGCCCTCTTGTGCGACATCCCTAACATCGGGAAGACCTTCAGCGCTCGCCACTATGCCCGCACGCACAAGCACGTCGTATATATCGACTGCTCCCAGACGAAGACGAAGGTCCGACTGGTCCGCTCTATTGCTATCGGCTTTGGCTTGGACGCTAAGGGACGCTATGAAGAGGTCTATGCCGACCTGGTCTACTACCTCAAGGGGCTGCATCAGCCCCTGATCATCCTCGATGAAGCTGGGGACCTCCAGTACGAAGCCTTCCTTGAGCTGAAAGCTCTATGGAACGCTACCGAGCGCGCCTGTGGGTGGTACATGATGGGTGCTGACGGGCTGAGAGCGAAGATCGAGCGTAGTATCGACTGCTGCAAGGTCGGCTATACGGAGCTCTTCAGTCGCTTCGGTGATGCCTACCGCAAGGTCACCCCGCAGGATGGAGAAGAGCGTAAGAGCTTCCTCCTGAAGCAGGCGGTAGAGGTCGCCAAGCTCAACGCCCCCGAGGGGGTAGATGCCGTCAGCCTCGCCCGAAAGTCGGGCGGACTTCGCAAGGTCTACACGGAGATAGAGAAGCTGAAACTACAAGCAGGGGCATAAGATGGCACGAGCATACTCCGCCAGCGAGGTGCTGGCAAAGAAAGTCCCTTCGATCCCCTTCGAGGGGCGCTGGAGGGAAGCCTTCGGCGAGCCTGGGAGGGCGGGGGTGTGGCTCATCTGGGGACAATCGGCAAACGGCAAGAGCTCCTTTGCAATGCAGCTCGCTCGAGAGCTCTGTAAGTACGGCAAGGTCGCCTACAACTCCCTCGAGGAGTCTATCGGGCTCTCCTTCCAAGAGAATATGGAGCGGTGCCAGATGGGCGATGTCGACGGGCGCTTCTTAATCCTTGACCGTGAGAGTATGGAAGACCTCAACATACGCCTTAAGAAGCAGCGCAGCCCCGACTTCATCATCATCGATAGTCTCCAATACACAGGACTCAACTACAACGACTACAAGCGCCTTAAAGAGGCGCACCCAAAGAAGCTCTTCATCTTCATCTCACACGCCGACGGGGATAAGCCCTACGGCTCGACAGCTACCAAGGTGCAGTACGACGCTGATATGAAAATACTCGTGCAAGGCTACCGCGCCATCTGTAAGGGGCGATTCATACCCGAGGCTGGTAAGCACTACAGCATCTGGGCGGAAGCAGAGGTGAAGTATTGGGGATTAGAAACGGAAACCGAATGCGAAATCAATACTAACTAAATCAATAAGAATATGACCTACGTAATGGTTGGGGCCCTTGTTGGGCTAGTCACTCTACTCCTCACGAATCTACTATCCGTGCATCCGCGCAGTGAGGAGATCAAAAGGCTTCAAGCGGAGAAAGACGCTCTTAAGATAGATCTCTCACGAAGCTTGATGTTCTGCCAGCTATTGAAGTCGATGAACGAGCTGGACGACGAGACGCTGGATAAAAAGGAGGAGGAGATCAATAAGCTGCGTCAGCAAAATGAGGCACTCCATCAAGAGATTCAGGAGCAGTTGGATAATCAGACGGAAGGGAGCGATGGCAAAGCGTGATTCTTATGCCGTCTTCTTCGCCCTGCTCAAGAGGATGCCAGGGGCGACTAAAGAAGATCTGGTCGATCAGTGGACAGGCGGTCGCACCTCCTCCCTGAAGGAGATGACCGACCGAGAATACAATCAGATGATCTCGGCGCTTCGCTCCCAGGTGGATAACCTCGAGGAGAAGAAGAAGGCACGCTCGGCGGTGCTAAAGCAATTCCAACTCTATGGCATCGACACCACCGACTGGGATGCCGTTGACCGCTTCTGTTGTACCCCCCGTATAGCAGGGAAGCCCTTTCGATATCTCACGATCCCCGAACTGAAGACGCTCCGTGTGAAGATGCTGTCAATACGCAATAAGGCGGAGCTGAAGGACTACGAACAGCGCAGGGCAGCGTTAGGTGCCGAGATGACCAAAGGACAACTACCTAACTAATGACACATGGGACGAATAGACAAGGCTGCCAAGCGTCATCTTGAGCAGTCCTACCAGCAGGATATCGAGATGTACGAGCGGGAGCGTGAGGAGCTCCTCAAGCGAATACGAGCCGACACGGCGACACCAGCTGAGCGAAGCAGATATACTGCGCTCGGCTGGAAGATCGAAGCGGTGCGACAGCGAATGGACAAGCGCTACCGCGACGGAGTAGAATCACCCATTAAAATCATGCAATAAGATGGAACAACAAGAAAACAAGACGGTGGCTATCACCGAAGAGCAGCTGGCCGAGTATCAGCGCCTCAAAGAGCAAGAGCAAGCACGCGCAGAAGAGCAGCGCGCCAAGAATGAACGCGAGGACTTCCGTCGTCTCTCCGAGCAGGCAGTATCCGAGACATTCGGAGAGCTGAAGGCGGCGAACGAAGCTCTCAAGCGAGCGAAGATGCGTGTCCTCTCCACATTCAGCTCGCTTCTGGAGCTTAAAATCTCCCTCATCGGGGGGAAGGAGCAGGGGCAGCACACCTTCAGAAACGAGACGTGTGATCAGCGCATCACGATTGGTAAGTACAAAAAGGTCTCCTATGACGCAACGGCGGACGCTGGTATTTCCCTCATCGAAGAGTCACTTGCGTCAATGGCCGATGGAGAGAAGTCGCAGAAGCTCGTGCGCATCATCCTCGACCTCCTCTCGCGTGATGGTCGCGGTCAACTGCAGGCGGAGAATGTCATCCAGCTCGACAAGTACGTCGAAATGGTGGCAGACCCACGCTTTGCACGAGGCGTGACGATCATTAAGGAAGCCTTCTTGGCCGAGTGGACACGTGTCTTCATCCGCGCAGAGGAGAAGGACGATAAAGGCAAGTGGGTGAACGTACCCCTATCGATGGTCGAAGTATGACATACGATCTCATGAGATCTACGCAGAATCTAACAGACGAAGAAATATGAATAAATGGTATTTGTGTACCGTCGCCTATGAACGTCAGGGCGACGAGATGGGCCTTAGAAAGGTCTCTGAAAGTTATCTGGTGGATGCCCTCTCCTTCACGGAAGCTGAGGAGCGTATCATCAAGGAGGTAACACCCTTCGTTTCGTGCGGCGTGCTCGAAGTGTCTAACATCCGCCCGATGAGATTGGCAGATATGCTGATCAGCAACAACGGTAGCAACTACTACCGCGGGAAGGTCAACTTGATCACGCTGGATGCGAGCTCGGGGCAGGAGCGTAAGACCTCCGTGGCAATGGTGGTCCGAGAGGATTCCTTGCCCTCGGCAGCGACACTGCTGGAGTCTCACCTCAGCGAGAGCCTATCCTCGTATGAGATCGTCAGCATTGCAGACCTCGGCATCCTCGATGTGTATCAGTATGTCGCACCTAAAGAGACGGACGTATGATTATAGCTGTTGACTTCGACGGCACACTCTGTGAGAGTGCCTACCCCAGGATCGGAGATGTGATGCCAGGGGCGAAAAAGAGCCTCGAAGAGCTCCGCGAGAAGGGCCACTACATCATCATCTGGACTTGCCGAACAGGAGAGCTGCTTGTCAATGCGATCAACTGGCTACTCGAAGAGGGCATCCCATTTGACCGAGTGAATGACCACGAGCCTGAGAACCTCGCGATCTATGGCGATGGAGGCAAAAAGGTCTACGCCAATGTCTACATCGACGACAAGAACCTCGGAGGCTTCCCTGGCTGGTACGAGACGATGCGCCTGCTAAGAGCTCACCCCGACTACTAAGCAGACCTACAACGATTGAGGGGGCGTGTGGCAACAGCTACACGCCCCCTCAATTATTTGCGGTGAAAGGTATATTGGAGGTATCTTTGTGGTAGATAATCCCCACCACATCAGTAATATGCCCAAGGGTCGAAGTAAAGAGCTCATAGAGCAACGCAACCAAAAGCTGTACCAGAGGTATCGCTACCTGCTGGATGTTCGTCGTATGCGCTACTCTGCGGTATTCGAGATCCTGGAGCAGGAATTCTTTATTGCCGAGGGTACAATCTTACATATACTGCGCTCCATTATTAACGGCAAAGATACTCCTTCAGAGGCTCCGAAGAGGGAGTTTACGGGGTTTCGTGGGCCGAGGAAGAGAGCTGTATGCGAATCGACGGAGGATCGCCAGCCCACCCTATTTGAGGGGTGATAACCTCCGAAATTCGGCAGGTGTAGGTCTCTTGGTAGATCTTGATGCCGTGGTTGCCCGTATAGAACTTGCTCTCGGTGCGCATCAGCCCGCTCGCCTCGGGCGTCACCTTGAAGCCCTGCAGTAGCTCGTGCATCTGCCTGCGTAGCTCGGCACGCTCCTGGATACGATAGAGCGTGCCACTGCTGGCGTGGGTATCGTCATAGCAGTCGATGATTAGGCGGATTTTGAGGCGAGCTTCGCCCATCTGGCTCTTACCAGCTAGTTCACTCCAATCAACCTGCTCAAGGTCTATCAAGACGGCTGGATAAGTGATCGGGTACATCTCCTTACCCTCTTCGTCAATCACTTCTAATTGCCCGTAGTCCTCATCGACGAGGCTCAGCTGGGGCATCCCCTCAGCAATATGCTCGATGAGGGGGAGTAGTATATATTCCATCTGCTTACTTCGTTTTTATTTCTGCCGTCAGGCGCTCGATCGTTTTGACGAACTCCTGTTCTATCTTCTCTCTCAGCTCCTTTGACTCCCCGATGAACTGGCGCTTGGGCATACGGAACTTGATGCGCACCACGTCCTTTGCACCGAGGGCAATGCGCTTCCACTTCTCCGCCTCCTCTCCCCCCTTCTTCCCACCAGCATTGAAGTACTGCGCCCAGAAGAAGCGGCGCATCTTGGGCGTCACGTTGGGGAAGCTGAGCATACCGCCCCCCTCGTTGTGAATGACCGAGTATGGCACGGGGTTGTAGACGAGTACCGACCCTTTGGCGGGGATCGCCTCAATGCTGTTCATCAGGTGGTTGCGGGAGGAGGTCAGCGTGCGGTAGCGAGAAGAGGTGGATGTGCCTCCCTCTCGCTGTGCCTTCTGCCACGGACGCACGCCCCCATCGACGAAGCCCGACTTGCGGAAGTTATCCCGAAAGTGCTGCTTTGCCAGCACACCGATCTTGCGAGGTAGGCGGTCATTGAACTCCTTCTCGATGTTCCCCGTGAGGTTCAGGATGAGTGAGAGGATTTCGGATGCTTGCGAATTCATATGGTTTGAGTATCTTTGTTCCTGCGGGCAGAGCGTTTAATCCCAGTAGGGACACGTCCCCCGTTCCCATTTGATGATGCCAGGGCTATTACCTTGGCATCATCTGCATTTAGCACCTTGAATATCTGTGGCTTCCCATCGATCTCTCTAATAAGATATATGCGATGAAAATCTCTGTGCTGTGATGAGCCTCGAAGCCCCTCATATTTCTTAAGAGCCTCTTCAAAGTTTCTTGGATCGAATCCATTAGGGAAGAAGATAACGGCAACCTCTGCATCAGGCTTCTTTGCGCAATGTTTGAGGGCATTACGAATGTTGTTGGCAGTGAAGGTTTCTGCGCCAGCGATCTCAAAGTGCCGACCATCCCAGAGTCCTTCTGTATTGCGTTGGTTCTGCTTGGTATGATCTTCCTTTCCAAAAATTACTGAATGTCCCTCTTGAAATCCTGCATCTTGTACATACTTCTCATACTTCCCCTTGAGGTGATCAAAGTTGTGTTCTATATGCGTAGCCTTCACCCCACCTGTTGTAGGATCAAACTCCACGTCTCTATAGTTAGGATCTTCTTTGAGGCGCTGGTACTCTTTATAGTTCTGCTCATATTTCGCCTTCCCCATCGCCTCACTCATATACGGACAGCTATGGCACTCCTTGACCCA